AGCTTGAGTGCTGATTGAAGTTACTTGACCTTGAGCATTAACCGTCAAAACAGGGATAACGGAAGATGAACCGTATGTACCCGCAGTTACGCCTGTAGCGGTGATAGAAGGAGTGATTGAACCTGCACCATTAGTAATAGTGATACCTGTGCCCGCAGTAATAGTAGTGCGAGTGAAGCCTGTACCGTTACCAATGTCAATCTGACCGTTAGAAGGGGTAGCAGTTAATCCTGTACCACCGTTGGCGATAGCCAGAGTTCCAGCGAGGGTTATTGCGCCAGTCGTAACAGTGTTAGGTGTTAAGCCTGTAGTCCCAGCTGAAAAACTCAATACGCCAGTGTTAGCGATTGTTACGGGAGTAGAACCGTTAAATGAACCGCCACTCAAACCAGTTCCGATTGTCAAAGTAGAAGTGGTAGAAGCAGTAATCGTTCCACTAGCACCGAGGGCTACGGTAACACCGTTATAAGTAACTGAACTATTTGTCAATCCAGTATTAGGGATTGTAGCGTTGATCTGGCTAGGTGCAATACTGATATTTACGTTAGCGGCGAGGGTTAATTGACCCTGAGGATTAACTGTAAAAGTCGGTACAGCACCCGCGCTACCGTATGAACCAGCGGAGACGGCAGTGTTAGCAATTGCGATTGTTCCAGTAGAAGTAATTGGACCACCAGTTAAACCAGTGCCAGTCGCTACTGAGGTAACACCAGTACCCGTAGTAATTGAACCCCAAGCACCGTTAGCGTAACCTTCAAAGGTCGCGGTATCAGTGTTGTAACGCAGTGTGCCGTTACCTAATCCAGGTCTTTGAGCAGTAGTACCGATAGGTACGACTACGCCGCCCACACCAGGAAGTGTAGGATTGTTTACAATACTTACCGTTGGAGTGGTAGTATTGTTTACTACGTTAATTTGATTTGCTGTACCGTTGACTTGAGTTACAGTTCCGCTACCAGTACCGAGTATTTGCCATACGCCACCCTCATAAAACTCAAAAGCGGAAAGAGTAGTATTGTAACGAATCTGACCCGCGTTAGGGGCAATAGGTCTTTGTGACGTAGTTCCGTTCGGTACAGTAATACCGCCAGTACCAGGAAATACCGCATCATTAGCGAATGAAATTGTAGGATTACCACTAACACCGTTACCACTAGCTACGCTGATTTGATTTGTGGTTCCAGCAATGCTCAGAGGACTGAGAGTGCTTCCGTTTGAAAATAATAAGCCAGTGCCACCGAGGTTAGCGAGGGAGTAGAGAAGCCCCGTAACGGCAAGTGTAGGGTTACCACTCACACCGTTACCGTTTGTTACTGAGAGTCCTGCTCCGCTAACTGAAAGCACTCGAGCAGCTACTGTGCCCGCCGCAGTTTTAGCAATTAAGCCGTAACCAGCAGTCTCAAGTGAACCCGATGTACCGTTTAGAAATAATGAATACTTACCTTGAGCACCGCCATCAGTGAACCCAAGACCAAGACCAGTTCCGAAATAACGACTATTAGGCAGGGTCGGCTCATTGTTTACAGTTAGGAAAGTTTGAGTTTGTGAAGGGGAAGAAACTAATTGATTGACCGTCGCTTGAACAGTCTCACCATTTTGAACAATAGGTACTAATTCAGCACCAGTGATTGCTGATGGAGCTGTTGGTAGCTGACTGATTCGTATGTTTGCCATAATTAATCTTTACTAAGGTGCAAGGTTATCGAGGTTTCCATCAATATCATCCTCTGAGGTTTCAGGAGCAATACCCCATTCACCAGCAGTGCCTTGCGTTACGTTATTTGGTGAATTTACGACGTTAGGATCCGTCGTAATAGCGTCATTATACTGTGCAACGTCAGCATCTGGGCGCGGAAATCTAATACTTATACGTTCAGGTTGTCTAGCGGGAAGCCTATAAGGATCCAGAGAATCCACGCAGCCATGTATACAAACGCGCAACGCGGGTATATTTTGATCTTGAACTATTTCATCATAAGGGCGTTTAAATTTACACCGATCACATATAGCTACGGAAAGAATGTTATTACCGAAAGTATTGATGAACCTAGGCATTTTTAGCCTTTTTTCTTTCAAAAACAGCTTTTATAGCCGCAGTTCGTTTAGCTATAAATTCAGAAGATTGCTTTTTACCTTTTAAAGGCGAGGGTTTACCTTTATTTCCAGGAATTTTACCCAAATGTGATTCTTTAAGTTTAATGATAGTCTCAGGAGATGCTTTTCTTCCTCTATTGGAATCACCTATTTTCTTTTTTGTTTCTTCAGAATGCTTTCTCGCTTTACTTGCTTCTGATATTTTCAAAATAGATTCAGCAGTGTGCTTATAACCTAAAGTGTGTTTATTTCCAATGTTACCTGAATGAAGTTTCTTTTTATGTTCTTCAGATAACTTTCTACCTTTTCCTGTCAAACTTATTTTCTTTAAGGATTCTTCAGTATGCTTTTTTCCAAGCATCGGATGAACTTCATTTACTATAGCGGGAAATGCTTGTTTGTTGTAAGTTGTTTCAATGCTTTTGATCAATTGCTCATTGATCTTTTTCTCAAGAGCAATGCAATCTTTCCACGCGCCTTTGGCAATTATCTGACGAGTAAAATCTTGAGGTCTTTCTTTGTATTCTTTAAGCATATACTTAGAAGAACAAATATAACCATCGTTATCAGAACCTTTATGAGATCCGCAATAAACTTTTCCTGTCAAATGATCTGACCATGCATAAACAATAGCAGGGGAGTTTAAGCGTTCTAAGTTCATAAAGAAATTATAACTTATCTGGTGTATGCTGAAATATTCGGCGCAAAATAAATTGGAGATTTATCCCTGTTCTCATTTTGAGCCATCAATAAATGTTTCTCATACTGAGCTTCACAATATACAATTCGTTGCGGATCTACCTGAGGTAATTCACATGCCATTTGATGAGCAATTCCCCATTGGATAGCAAGATACATATATTGTGGGATTTCAATTTCACCATTCAAATCTCCTACGTCTTGAATGTATCGATTTAACCAGAGTTCAATCTGAGGCTGAATAGAATTAGGCACTGGCCAGACTTCCATATTCGGCTGTGGGATTGTACGATTAAACCAATATTGCAATGGTCTGAGTGACTGAAATTGTCTGTTTGGTAGATTTGAGTAATCATCTCTGTTCATGCGAGCCATCGGGATTGCAATAGGCATTGTACCAAATTGCACCTGATTTACACCCATATTCACACCAGAGATCTGTTGAATACGCCAATAAGGTTGAGTCTCAGTAGTAGGCAGGTCATAATATAACCACGTACTCGCTACCCAATTAATAGCTCCAGGAGATGCTACTGAAGTCCAAGTAGATCCATCTACTGAAGCTTGAATCTGAATGGTTACCGACCCTGTAACTGCACATAAAATACCTACAGTGTTAATATAAACAGGATTGCCTGAACCATTATTGATACCAATAGCGCCTGTGTTTGTGGTGAGTTGACAGATACTTTGTCCAACACCATCAAATGCATTAGCAACAGTCCCTGAAGTACTATAAGCTCCAGAAGTGATATTTGTAGTAGTTCGGTAGTTTGCATTCAAAACATCCACTGTACCCGTAGGTAAATAGTAGTATGTTTGGTCAGGCACTAACCCCGTAACATACTTATTAATTGCCCAGTAATTAATACCCCAGTTAGTAAGGCTAGATAAAAGATAATATAAACTATCTTTCGCTGCATTTACCTGTTCATTCGTAAGTTCTTCTGCTAGTTTTCCTGCGCGACGAGCACCATGGTCAATTAAGTCCTGAACACTAATGATAGTTTGACCGACAGTACCTGAGGTAGTCATCTACCACCCCGCTATCTTGGTAATCTTTCCGCCAGTCTTTTTAGCAAGTATTTTATTCGCCTTAGCATCAATTTTAGCTTCACTTGATTTAGACAATTTTCCAGCTTTAACTTCTTGACTTGCTCTAGCTTTTGCATTACCCGCATGAGCGCGATCAGGCATTGGATATTTACGCTCTCCTGGTAAACCAAATTCAGATTTAGGCAATGATTTACGAGTTTTTGTAGTTAATACTCCGCCCGTCTTTTTCGCTGCACGTTTCTCTGAGTAAGCAATTGCCACTGCTTGTTTCTGCGGTTTACCCGCTTTAATTTCAGTAGCAACATTCTTACCAAATGCAACTTTAGATTTTGATTTGATTAATGGCATGATTATGGAGTTACGTTAGCAGCTACATCAGATTGAATTAAGTAACCTTCTACGCCGAGGTTGATTGCAGCAGTACTTGCGCTAGTTACAAATAAAAACTGAAGGTCAGTCTTACCTGAGAACTTACGAGGCATAACCCTATCAACATTGTAAGCAGTTACAAACGGAGCATTCTGACTAACGATATTTACGCCGTTAAAAGTGCTCAAATTTTGATAAGTCACATAGTTGGTATTGTTACCGTTGAATGACGTATTAGCATTTACACGTTGCAAGTAAAAATCAAATCCGTTAGGTACGGTATAAATAGACATCAAGCTACGACCGAATCCTACGTTAATCTGAGCGTAAGTGGTTCCGCCGTTCTTTGCAGTTACGATACCCGTAGCATTGCCAGAAGTAGTAACCAGCGCATTAATACGTAAAAACAAACCAGTTGTAGTAGAAGTTCCAGATGCATTCAATGTCACTGTTTCAGTCAATGAATTATAATTTGCATCAAGACCTTGAACTTGAATCTTTACACCTGCATCTGTAGCGCCAGCGGCACTAGCCACAGTCATCGCTACGGCAGAACTAGGGAAAGTGTATGCGGTAGCATTTTCCCAAAGAGGAATTTTTGTTGTAGTTACAGAAGATTGATATCCGTAAACATTTACCGTGCTATGACCATAAATTTGGCCACGAGAAACTTGCACATTAAATGGTTCAAATGCACCTGCGCGAGTAATTGATGAAACTGATGCAGTCATATTTTATTCTCCAAAATTTAAGAAAAGCAGGGGCGAACCCCCGCTAATTCTTACCAGTTACACTTCTTAGCTTTACCACCAGTAGCCTTGTGAGCCTTGCCACCGTGCGCCATGTGTTCCTTGTGGGAAACATGTCCACCGTGGGCGTGGTGTTTAGCAGCATGTTCGTGCATGGATTTGTGTCCAGCATGTTCGTGCTTGCTTTTGGAGTGATGAGCAACATGTCCGCCATGCTTGTAACCTGCTGGACTTTCTTTGATTTCGCCAGTGCCTGATTTCTTTGTAGGCATTTTTGAACCATCGTTGATCTTAGAGATATACTCTTTAGCAGTAGCCAAGCCGCCTTTAGCAAACTTTTTCAAATGTCCACCGCGCTTATAGCCTACTCCTTCAACACCTTCAGTTTTGGTGTGGAAAGATTTAGTCTGCTTAGCTTGATGTACTTTGTCTTTGATGTCAATCTTTGGCTTCAAAGTAGTTTTGGTTTCAAAACGATCAATAGCTGCTCCGCCATCTTTCTTATGCATCTTACCACCCATGCACATTTTGGCTTCATGCTTGTGATGTTCATGCATCTTTTTGTGATGCGCAGAACCGCCTTCTTTGTGCTTAGCAGCGTGGTGCTTAGCCATAGCTTTGTGATGCTCATGTGAACCAACAGGATGACCAGATACAT